GCGTGGCGTTGTGGAACGCGTGTTTTACGTGGTCCGCGACGGGGGGCTTGCTCGGCCCCCACAGCCTATACCGGGTGTTTTCAAGCGTCTCATGCCCACTCGGGCCAAGTTGCTTAGGGTTTTGCGTCGGACCCCTGTTGTGGAGCGGGATGATTATCCTTTGCTCTACAGCGGGCGCAAACAGAACCGCTATGCACTTGCTGCGGAGAGCCTTAGGCTTCGGGCTGTTGAGCTCCGGGATTCGTTTGTGAACACTTTTGTGAAAGCTGAGAAGGTGAACCTTTCCAAGAAGGGCGATCCTGCACCTCGCGTTATACAACCAAGGTCTCCTCGTTACAATCTTGAGGTCGGGAGGTACCTCAAATTGTTCGAGGTGGAGATGTGCCAAGGCTTTAGACGAGCGTTTGGCTACAAGGTAGTGTTGAAGGGACTCAACGCTGATGATGTTGCTCTGCAGCTGCGAGCAAATTGGGACAGTTTCGTGGATCCAGTAGGCTTTGGGTTGGATGCTTCACGCTTTGACCAGCACGTCTCCCAAGACGCGCTGAAGTTTGAGCATTCAGTGTACAACCAGGTCTTTGGGTCCCCTGAACTCGCTCGTTTGTTGCGCATGCAGCTTTGCAACACCGGTTTTGCCAGGGCAGTTGATGGAGGGTTTAGTTACAAGGTTGATGGTTGCAGGATGTCAGGCGATATCAACACTGGGATGGGAAATTGTTTAATCATGTCGTGCATAGTGCTCCAATTCATTTCTATGGTTGGGGCGCGTGCACGCTTGGCTAACAATGGTGACGATTGTGTTGTGATCTGTGAGAAGGCGGATCTCCACCTGTTTGATAATATTGACAGGTGGTTCCTCGACTTCGGATTCACGCTCACTCGGGAGCCGACCCAGTCCGTGTTTGAGCGCCTGGAATTCTGCCAGTTCCAACCTGTGCTGCTCTCCACTGGGTGGCGCATGGTGCGCAACCCTAGAGTGGCCATGTCGAAAGACGCCACTTCACTCCTTCCCTGGTCCACACCTGATGAGGTGGCTGCCTGGATGGGCGCCATTGGCACCTGTGGTCTCTCTTTGACTCGCGGGGTGCCGGTGTGGGAGGCGTGGTATCGTAGGCTTGTGTCTATGGGTGTTGAGGTTGCATCGGCCACGGAGCGCGTGGTGGACAGTGGCTTGGGTTACGCCTCTCGAGGGGTTCTTGCAGCTGAGGTTGATGACGCTGCCAGGTATAGTTTTTACCTGGCGTTTGGCATCCTCCCAGACATGCAGGTGGCCCTTGAGGAGGAGTACCGCAAGCCCCTGGTCATCACTGGGCCCGTGGCCATGACCTTCCCCGAGGTACAAACACTGGACAACCATGAGAACCCGATCTCGCAACACAACCGTGGCTAATGCCGTAGCGGGTACATCTCGCCGTCGGAGGCGGCTCACAACTGGAGTTCGTTCATCTGGCACCGAACAATCACAGATTTGAAGTATGCTACTCTGTCTGTCACGCTGACGCTCGATTCAGCTGGTGAACAGAAAGCATATAGTCGCAAGTATATACCTGGCAACCCAGATGGCTTGACCAGTACTGTTGGCCCGCAGGTGGCGAGCTATTACAGCACTGGCAAGTTTCTTCCTGGAACAACGGCAGAGTGGATTCCATCAGTTGGTTTCACAACCAGCGGCAGGGTGTATGTTGGTTTTACCGACAACCCTGAGGTGGTTAACACTATTACTGCTCTTGCTGGTTCAGCTGGCTATATTTCAGCTGTTAAGAGCTTGGGTGATGTCATCAGCTTCCCGATTTACCAGTCGGAGAAGATCATGATACCAACCAAGCTTCGCCGCAAGATGTTTGATTCCAATGCTGCCAATACTTCCGCCATTGACACACTGGACCGCTCCATGCAAACGTGTATGTTCATGTGCATTGAGGGCGGCACAGCCGGTCAGTCTGTTGGTGGTTGGCGTTATGAAGATCACCTCCAAGTGGAGGGCCTGCATTCGATTGTTACCTGAGCTGAAGCGCTGCAGGAATCCATTGCATTGTGCGGGTCGCCAGAGCGTGTTGGGGAACACGCCCTCATCCTATGGATGAAGCTCTGGGACAATGCAACAATCCCTGTAGACTGGTTGGCATGGTGCGGGTGGGATCCCGCATCAGGGCGCCGTAGCCAGACG